TCGGGCATTTATACACAACAGGGAAATTATTTGGAATAGAGGAGCCGAATGGTAGAGAGTAAACTCAAGGCTTGGTTGGCCACAGTAGAACTAACGTTGGATCAACACATACTTGCTGAATTGTGCCTGGCACTGGCCAAAGACTTTGATGGTAAAGCTAATACTTCAACCGCAGCTGAACTTCGCAAGACTTATCTTGAACTGAAGCGGTCTTTGGGTGACCAAGGGCAACATGATCCGTTGGAGAGTTTGCTGAAACGTGGGTAAATACAATACTGGTCGTGGAGGCCAGTTGCTTCGCTATCCGGCCATCTATACTCGACCCCTTCACAGCAAGATTCAGACTGATGGTGACAAGCTAATTGAATTGGTTCGGATGGCTTGGAAGTCTCCTGAACATCCAGATGGTATTGAACTTGATGAATGGCAGAAGTGGCTTATCCGACACATGCTGGAACGTTACCCGATAAACCATCCCAAGTATCCTGGGCAACTTCGTTACCGTCAGATAGTCGTGTCCATGGGCCGTCAGAATGGTAAATCTTTACTGGGTGCAATTCTTGGAGTTTATGGACTCCTACTGCATCAACAGGGTGCTCAAGTTATCTCCCTGGCATCATCAACTGACCAAGCTCGAATCATCTATTCCAGAGTCCTGTTTACTATTCAAAACAATGAGTATTTGAAAAAACGATTCAAGAAGGCCACCGAGCAACGTGGAATCACTACTGCTGATGGTTCTAGCCGTTACGATGTCAAGGCCGCTAAAGAGGCTGCACTTCAGGGAATCCCAATGAGCCTTTGTCTATTTGATGAACTCCATTTAGCCAAGAAGGGCATGTGGTCAGCAGCGGTCCTTGGGACTTCACAGCGTAAAGACGGAATGGTTATTGGAATCACTACTGCTGGTGATGATAACTCCGAAACTTTGAAAGACCTTTACAAACTTGGAACGGCAGCTGCACAAGGTGATCCAGAGTTGGAACGTTTCGGGTTCTTCTGTTGGGAGGCTCCGGAGGGAGCAATGATTGACGACCCTAAAGCTCTAATGATGGCTAACCCGTCAATTGAGGCAGGTCGCTTGGATTTGGACACGGTGCTATCTGACATTAGATCCATTCCTGAACATGAGGCCAAACGTTATCGCCTAAATAGATTCATTGCTGGAACAGCAGAGTCATGGATTCCTGGAGAGACCTTCATGAAGGCCCTTGGCGATGGAATCACTGAACAGACAAACATCATCCTTGGAATTGACCGGACTAAAAACTGGGAGTATGCGACTATCAGTGCGGCTCGTAAACGTGATGATGGAACTTATGAAACAGAATTGGTTGCAGGTTTTGCCGGTGTAACTGAACAGCAGTTGTATAACAAGATTCGTGAACTGTATGCCAGGGGAAACGTGATTGGTATTGCTGTTGATGATAGACAGATGCCCAACCTTGCTAAACGCCTGAAGACTGATGGACTCCCAATCTGGCAGTTATGGACTAAAGAGATTTCATCAGCTTGCTCAACGGTCTATGCCATGTTTAGTGCTGGAGCAGTCAAACATCGTGGAGATCCATTACTTGTAATTCAATCACCAAAGGGAATCGCTAAATACACTGGAGAGACTTGGTTGATTAGCAGACGTGATTCTCTCGGTGACATAGATGCTCTAATGGCAACTGTCATGGCACTCTATGTGAGTGCGACACACCAAGAGCATGGTTTGCAAGTGTTTTGACATGTCGGAGTATTCCATTAGTGTAATTATGTATGGCGACCTTATGGCAACGCATTTTCGGTAGAGATGTTGAACAGCGTTCAGCAACTCCAGTTTGGCCTACCCGAACAGACTATTCTGTCAGTGGTAATCAAGCTCTAACTCTTACAGCGGTTTATCGTTCTATCCAGATCATTGCGACTCCAATCAGCAAGATGCCGATGCGGTCATTTAGATTTGCGACTGGTATTGAAGTTCCAATTGAGAACCCAATTCTTGTAAATAAACCAAACTATCTGGACACTAAGCGTGACTTCCTGTTTCAGACTGTCGTGTCTATGGCACTTGATGGCAATGCCTTCTGGTTGAAGTCTTATGACTCTAAGGGCCAAGTCAATAACTTGACTCTGTTACCTGCTAACTCGGTAACTATCCGACTAGATGAACAGGGCAACAAGTGGTTTGATTACCAAGTGACTAATGGCACTGCAACCTTGTCCACTAGAACAGACATTCAGCATTTGAAACTATTTAGCCAGGCAGGTTATCTCCGTGGCCTTGGTCCAATAGATGCCTGTCAGAAGGACATTGCAGCTGCATTGGATCTAAGACAGTTCGCTGCTACTTGGTTTGGTTCCGCCGGCATTCCAACAGGAATCCTAAAGACCGATAAGCCAATAGGTCCAGAAGATGCTAATGAAATAACTGAACGCTGGCACGCCAAACAGTCGGAACGTAAAGTTGCAGTTCTTGGCCAAGGATTCGAGTGGCAGACTGTCCAACTAAGCCCTAAAGATGCAATGTTCACGGATGTCCAGATTCAGCAGGTTCAGGCCATTGCCCGTCTGTTCGGTGTTCCAGCTCGTTTGCTTTTGACTGGTGTTGATGGAACTTCTGACACTTACAGCAATCTTCAGGATGAATCCCAGACGTTCTATCGCCACACAATTATGGCCTACACCGATGCAATCTCGGATGCCTTATCTGAATGCCTACCTAGAGGAACCAGAACAGAGTTCAACTTTGAAGGTCTATTCAAGGCAGACATGGCCAATCGTTTCAACATGTGGGAGACCGCAATTCGTGCAGGGTTTATGACCGTGGATGAAGTAAGACAAAAGGAGGGTCTAGTATGACCGAACTAGAAACACGCAGCTTTGAAGTAAGACTCGATGCCGAGACTCGCGAAGTTGTAGGACTTGCAGTGCCTTATGGCCAGACCGCTAACATTGGCGGAGCCTATGAGGAAAGATTTGCACCTGGAGCAATTAGATCCGTTGAGGATGTCAAACTGTTCTGGCAACACAGCGAGCCTATTGGCAAGATTCTTGAGGGTAGAGATACTCCAGAAGGCTTTGAGATTAGAGCTTCAATTTCCAAGACACCTAGAGGAGACGAGGCTTATACCTTGCTCAAAGACGGTGTTATCAACAGATTTAGCGTTGGGTTTGTTCCAGTGGAACAGACCAGAGAAGGCAACCTTGTAACTCGCACCCTTGTAACACTCAAGGAATGCAGTTTAGTAAGTTTCCCCGCATTCGAAGGAGCAACAGTCTCCGAAGTTCGTGAGGAATCAACCGTTACCGAAGTGGTCGCGGATTCAACCCCAACAATAGGAGAACAATCTATGTCAGAGAACATGGAATTGGATGTCCGTGCTGTTCAAGATGAAGTGGCAGAAATCCGCAGAGAACTTGAATTGGTAAAGACTCCAACAATCGCAACTCCAACCTTTGAGACCAAGTTCCGTTCTCAAGGAGAGTATGCTAAGGCTCTAGTTTCAGGCGACAGCGATGCTGTTGAACTGTTCCGTGCAGCCACATCAAGCGATGCAGCTCTTAGACCTGCATTCGTTGGATTCATCAACAGCCTGATCAACTCAGGTCGCCCAACCCTTGCAGCGTTCAGCATCAACGCTTTACCTGCAACCGGTCTAACCATCGAATACGCAAAGGTGAACACAAACACCATCGCTATCGGTAAGCAGACCACCGAGAACACTGCTCTTTCAGAAGGTCAGGTTGCTCTTTCAACTGTTTCGGTAAACGTAAACACCTATGGTGGATTTACCAAGATTTCAAAACAGGCTATTGAACGTTCAACTGTGAACTACCTAGACGTAGCATTCCAGGCAATGTCTTTGGCTTACGCCAAGAAGATGAACACCGAGTTTATCGCTGTCCTTGCTGGCCTAACTTGGACTGGTAAGACCGTCGATGCATCAGCTTTGACTGCTGCTGCTGTAACTGGTGCTCTTGCTGACGGTGCAGCTTACATCTACACAAACACTGGTCTAAGCCCAGAGTTCATTGTTGCTGGTGTAACTGCTTACAAGCGTCTGGTCTCTATCGTGGACACTGCTGGTCGCCCAGTAGTTCTTCAGGATGGTGCTGGTTCAAACAACATCGGATCTGCAAACGTTCCTGGTCTAAAGGGTTCAATCCTTGGTCTGCCAATC